GAATACGGCAAGCGGCCCGACACACCGGGTTCGGCTTGAATCCAGAAATTGTTAGGAGATTGATTTACGTTAAAAGAATAGTTTCCGCCACGCACTAATGTAAGCAAAGGATCTTTGCCACTTACCCCACTAAAACTATAATAGTCTGTGTTTCGTGTGACATCAAAAATATCAGTCAGCGGATACTCTGATGAGAATACGACTACTGATTCGGGACCACCGGGTAACCAGTAATACTGGCTGTAATTTATAAACTTGTCAAAGTTAACAAACGGATCCCATGTGTAATAATCACTGGTGTACAATCTGTCACTGTTGTTGGTAATGGCACCTTGTAATCCCAATGCATCTGTAATGCCTGGATAGGTAATGACGTCTTGTATTTCTGTGGTGTCCGGCTTGAGACTAATTACACCTGGCTCAAGTTGATAGTTTGTTCTGACTGCGTCAGGTTCTAGCACATAGTAATCGTTTGGGTTTACACCTGGGCCAACACGGCGGCCCACAAACCCTTGTGTCTTTTTAAATGTTGGTTCTTGAACCAGCTGATCCAGGGTGGCACTTAAAAATTGCTTGTTAGCAGTGGTTTGAAATATTTCTGGTAAAAAATCAACTGTGCGTGTGTTGGCCATTAAATCACTCCACTACCGGGTGCAGTACGAATATTAGTACTGGTCAATGCCGTAATCACTTCCACACTACTAACTCCGGCTGCATTAACAAATATTTCACTAGGTGTACTGCGTATTTCGTACAAATCACCAAAGCTCTTTAATGGGTCCAATGGAACTAATACTACCGAACTCACAATGCCACCCATGTTTGAATGAATGTATGCTGCTAATTCTGAGAAATAAAATGTGTCACCAAAGTCCCATTTGTCTATAGTAAAGTAATTGTTTAAATTTGCAACCACAAGATTTTTAATTTCACTTTCGCTGGCTGTAGAATTAGCTGCACGAATAACTTTAATAGTGGCACGTAGTTCAGCCGCGGCCTTGGGCCCAAACAATGGTTTGAATATCACACTGTTGACCACAATGTTATCACTGATCATTTTGTAATCATTGAGTCCTTGATATGCTGTGCTAAGTTCATTGATAGTGGGCAACGGTGGATACGGCACGGTGTCTGTTGTGTCACGCACCCAGTTTTGATATGCAGTATAATAACTCTGGGTGACCACATAAAGGTCAATAATGTTGGTTGTACCCGGATCAATTCTGCTGGTTAACGGAGCATTGTGTCGATACTGATAATATATGCTCTGACGGCCAACTCTGGCAATCCAATCTGTTGTGACGTCAGTCAAAGTTCTTACACCTGATGTAGTTACTGCCAGTAGGTAAAACGCACCTGTGGTGCCAGCGGCTAGGCCCACATAGTTAACTTGGTTGTATGCATAAAATACTTGTCCAGGTAAAAACTCTGATTTATATGCCTCGACATCATCCAATGTAGCAAAATCCGAATTTACACGTTCTGGTTCTACCAGTAGGTATCGTTGTAGATTATCAAAGTCCACAGTCTTTTCAAAGAACACCAACTTGGTAGAAGAATTTACATTGGGTGCCACAATCTCATCAAAGAAATCTGGGTCATCTGCAACTCCGTCTGAATCAGAATCTTGGTAACTTACCACCACTTGGAAGTCGTCCACAAATCCGTCGCTGGCCACTGGCTGCCCAATGATGCTTAGGGCAATATCGCCTGGCAATGGTACGTTACTGTCAGGCAAAGAATTGGTTTTTAGAACTTTTACAAAATCACTTATCACTGTGCCAGTACGACTGTCGTATATGCGTTGATTTGTTTCAAAGAAAAATCTAGTTTGTAACACGCTACCAAACGAATATACCAAGGCTCTACTGGTCACTGTGTATTTGATGCCATCAGTTATAAATTTAATCAACCATGATTCGTCAGCACCGGTGCCTGACTGATCTTGAGCATCGGCTAAACTAAAATCATTTGTGGTGGTGTTTAAGTTGGTTGATGTAATCAAATACCATGTGGCAGTTTCGTTGTCGTATCCTAACCCAAAATTACGATACAGAATAATTTGATCTGCAATGCTAGTTTCCAAGCTAGGTGTTAAATCAGTCACCAACACAGGAATTACTTCTGTAGGAATTGCTCCAGTAGGAATAAAATTGTTTAGTACCACCGGACCTGCACCATTGCTGAAATTACCAATACCTTGATTGGTACCATCAAGATAAATGGCACTGGGGCTTGCCCATACTGTTAGTTTTTCGTCAGCTCTTATTGGTTCTCCCAATTGCAATCGATTGTTGGAATCAAAATAATAGCCAGCTGGTGCTGCAAATTTTATCAATGAACTTACTAGAATGTACTTGGCATTGCTACTGCTGTAAATGCCTATTGGAGTGGGAGTATTAGATGAGTTCTTGAAGTAGCCAGAAGTTTCATTGGCCAATGTAGTGCTTTGATTCCAAGTTAAATTCAGTGGTGTAAGACTTGGGCGTGGAAAATTAGCATAGTAAAATTGTATAAAACTATTTTGTATCAACAATGGCTCTACACTGTTGGCCAGTATACTGGCAATATCGTTACGATTTGCCCAAGTAAAAAAGAATGTAGGCAGTTGATTGTCTTCCCATAGCGCACCATCACTGCCAAAGCTGTTGGTTGAAGAATACTTGCCAGTGTTATCTACTAGGTCAAGATAGCGACTGGTTCCAATAGATGCACGATTCAATGCTTTGGATTTGATAATTGAATTGTACAAGGTAAAGGGAAAATTGTTGTAATCTTCTCCGTTGACCATGCGATTCTGTGTGTAGTAACGGGCCGGAGCACGTTGTTTGATTTCGTCTAGTGTTTCTCTAGGCTGCGCATTACTCACTGGTATGGTAATGCCACAAGTGAATGTTACAGTTTCTAATTGTCCAGTGCGGCTGATGTAGCTGATGGGAACTACTACATTTTGCATCTCTTCTGGATTGATAATGTATGCCAATCCATTGCTGGCTCGAACATAGCAACGAAACAATCCCACTGGAATTGTACTGAATACGCCGTCACCAAATGTCAACGTGATCTGATCATTGGATCTACTGGTTACCGAAAATAATTTTCTTTGATCAGGGGCAAGTTGTTCTGTTGCAGCAGCAAACACACTTTCCACAAACTTCCATTCAAACTGCACATCTCCCACAGTATCCAATTGATACAACCAACGATCTTGATTGTTAACGCCTTCAATATTGATTGGCACAGTACGGTTAGACACTCGCTCGCCAAGATTAAAGTCTTGGGTTTGCAATACACCTTGTTTGAAATAGAAAAAGTATCCGGTGTCGGCTGCTGAAAAACCCAGTTGATCGTTTCGGAACAACAAATTAAAAATGCCATTGGCCAATGGGCTGGGCTCGTAAACATAATCTTCGCCTACTGAGGTTGAACTCACAGCTTCAAACGGCATGTTTACTCCGTCCACCACAGCAGTGTACGGAATTACTGGCAAGAATCCAGGCACCAGATTGATGCCGTATTCAGCTGTGTCAACGCCTAATACAGTTTGACGATTGCCTGGTTTTCCCACACGTTGAGTGTTTACTAGACACGCATTGATAATTGCTGTGAACTGTTCTTGCCAGTTAAAGTTGGTGGGATCATTCCAGTTTACAGTGACATTGCTTAGGTTAATGCCGTTAAAATCAAACACATTTTCTGTGGTTTGAATGTTGAATACTTTGAGATAGCCTTGAGCAGCTTGGTTACGTTTGGGAGTATAGCTCACAAGATTTGCTAGTTTTACCACCGAGTCTCTGCGTTCTGCGGTATCTAGATAGTTTTCTCTTGTGTTTAAATCGTTACGGAAGGCCAATGCCTGGCCCATAAATGCCATTACATCTAGTAATGCAATGAATTCCGAGCTTTCAATGTAGTCATTGTAGCTTTCAGGATAGTATTGACGTATGTAATCTACAAAACTTTTCCGCAGAGTCTCAAAGTCGTAGCTTTGAAAGTCAGCTTCGCGATAAGTTTGGTAGATGCGCTTCCAATCTTCAACGCCAAATATTACTGTTTGTCTTGTAGTGCGTGCCATGATAATCCGTTTGATTTATTTATGGAAAAAATAAACGGCTTAGTTATACGTAACTGGCTCGTCGTTGTTCTTGATCAAAAAAGATACTTAGTCGTTCAACGTCGGTGCTAGGCACAATCTGAAGTTCCAATTCGATCAATATACCATTTTCCTGAGGATACGCATTTGCGCTGTAGATTGAGATCCTAGGATCGCCGGCAGCCACACGCTGAACTTCGGCTAAAATTGCTCGTTCGGTAGTGGTGTCTTGAGATTCAAACACATAATCATAGATTACTGTGCCATAACCTGGACGTCCAGGCAACTGTCCTTGTCGAATACCAAATGCATTCAGCAGATCACGTTTGACCAATTCAAAATCAGTGAGTGTGAATTTTTTATATCTGTCAATGGTGCTGAATCCAATAAATGTGCTCATGCTTTATTTAGTGCTCTGAAAGTGCAAATCCAAGGTTAGGCAGATTGCGTAGATATTTTATAGTGTCAACAATGAAATCAAGAAGACGACGGCGTCTTTTTTTAATTTGAGTATACTCAGTCAGATAGCTTTCTCGAAGATCGTAAGGAGATATAGACTCTAAATCAAAATAAGGTGTAAACGTAGATGAATTTGCTTCATCATAAAGTGCATTCAATTCTAGTAATTTTTGTTTGATTTGATCTGGCGGGTCATCGGCCTGTACCTGACTGCTGACAACTTTGGCCAAGCTCTCAAGTTTATCAAGATTAGCTTTGCTGGCAGCAATAGCAGCTTTCAACTTTTCTTCCGCAGTGGCTTGTTTGGCTGGCTCGGGCAGCAACGGCAATCCACGATTGGCACGTTCTTCGTTCACCCGAGCTAACACCAATTCATCTGTGCCAGTGTATGTTAGATCTTCATCTTTTGTGTTGGAATAAAAACTGCCAGGATTAATTGTTGGTATCTTAGAATTGCCCACAATGCTGGCAACACCAGCATTAATTGTGGCACGATCTACTGTTTTAGCAAAACCTTTGGCTTGTTGTATACCTGCTTGTAAAGGATTGCCACCGCCTGCTAACTCAGCGTTTGCATCGGCAAATGACTGAGAGAAGTCAGCTTGTTTTGCAGTTTCGTTCAGTTGATTGACCAGGTTGCCAGGTGCCTGACCTTTTGCCCACTCTACAGCAGGACCGGTTCCAAATTTAGTGGCATTTTGCAATAACGGTCCTAGTTTTTCAGCGCCTTCGGTGCCATCTATAGCACCCAACTGTTTGAGTTGACTTAGATTTGAATCCATTAGACCTTGTTGTACCTTACCTTGCAGTTTGACATCACCTAATACTTTGGCAAGGCTGGTGGCACCAGCAACGCCAGTCCATACTGCGGGGCTTTGCAAAATGCTGGTCAGTTGTGCGGGGTTTTGTGCAATTTGTTCAGCCACTCCGGGTTTTATTAGCCCTGACAACTGCAATTGATTGGCATCTAATCCAAACTTGCCCAGGCCTTTTTCATTGGTTATCACGTCAGACGCTTGACCAACTGCGGCGCCTGCTTGGCTCACTAGTCCTTGTACCTG